TTCGTCGATCTTGGCCATGTCCATGGGGCAATGCATCGCCAGCAGTGGCGAGCTGAACAGAATCGCGAAGGCAAAGGCTGAGAGGCGTCGCATGGCTATTCTCCTGAGCGAGAGGCGCCCATGCAGTATAGATAGCAGCGGCGGAATCGCTTGCCGCCACTCACTGGCAGTACCGGTGGCCGCGAGTTCTGGGACGCAAAAGAAAAAGCCCCAAGCAACGAATTGCTTGGGGCTCTTCAATATGGAGGCCGATGTCGGAATCGAACCGGCGTACACGGATTTGCAATCGTACCCTAACCGTCAGTCCGCATACCTGCCAAAACGAAACCGCAATGAAATCAACGGGTTGCCTCCACTAGAGAATTTGGCGAGTCCCTCAAACGGGCTCGAAATCCACACCAGATTCCACACCTGAAAAAGTTGGTGTGGATGGGGTGTGAAAGCTGTCGAGAGCCGCAGCTCCGGCCAGCAGGGTGTCGCCTACTACCTTGGTGTATCTGGTCGTGACACGGATATCGGAGTGACCCAACCAGTCCCTCACCAGGACGAGGTTGCCTGTCTTCTGGAGCAGGCGGGTGGCACAGGTGTGCCTACAGGCATGGAAGACGAACTCGGGGTCACTGATCTGTAGCCGGGACCGGGAGCGTGCCCATGCGTGGGTGATGGTGTGCTGGTTCCAATGCTCAGGCCACACCTGTTTGCCGTCCATTCGATTGAGCAGGATGTCGACCGAGCGGGCAGGCACAGGGATGGTACGGCTCTTGGCGCTCTTCGTGACACGCGCTGGGAAGGTCAACAGCAGACGACCTTGTGGGTCCTTCCTGAGCCACCGAGGCTCCATCGCCAGCAGTTCAGACAGGCGACCACCAGTGTCGATGCCTACCCTCACGAAGTCAGCGTAAACACCACCCTCGTTCTCTTGAAGGTCCTGCAGTACAGCCACCTCCTCCTCCGGTGTGAGGTAGCGTAGGCGTCCTTCGGGTTCCTTGAGGATCTTGATCTTGAAGTTGATGGGCTCACCGTGTTCAGCGGCGAGGGACATCATCTTGCTCAGTGAGGCCATCTTTCGATTGACCGTGGAATCGGAAAGGTCCCGGTTGCGGAAGTGTTTGACCAAAGAATCGAACTCAACCTTGCCGACCTTGGCCACCGGGAAGTCCTTGCCGAGGAAGGCCATCACGTCCTCAGCGTTGCTCACGGCCATCTTGCGGTTCTTCGTTCCCTCCCATGCTGCACAGGCGAGCTTGAAGGCCTCGCCAAGGGTCATCGGTTTGTCACCGCCAAGCACATCGTCGTGTAGCGGCTGTCCTCTTGCGACCTGGAGGCGGACGTATGCTTCCCAGGCCTTGCCTTCACCTTCGTCATCGAAGTAGCGGACGTACCGCTGGCCCTCGACTATGAACTCCGTCCGCCACTTGTTACCGCGCTTGCGGGTGGCCATCTCATCCCTCCATCACCTTCATCATCTTGTCCATCACTTCCTTACCCTTCGGGCTCAGGTACAGCAGCTTCTCTCGCAGGTTCTGCGGGTTCGGCTTCCAGTCAACCCAATGGAGACCCTTCCGCCCTTCTCCCGCGTATTCCATCAATGCACGCACGTTGCGGGAGCCGCTGGAGTTGGTCATGCCGGTGCGCTTCTGCACATCCTGCACCGACAGTCCCTCGTCTAGCCCAATGACCAGCAGCGCGTGTAGCTGTTGCGTGGGCAGCTCAGGTGCCTCGGCACGGACAGCGTCAAGCACTCGCTTGAGTGTGGTCATGGCGGTGATACTCATCATTCCTTTCCTCTCTCGTTGACGTACACAGGCTTAGTAGTTTTGCTGGTATCGGTGCCTGTGTACGCCGATGGAATCACAATCCCTGATCCGGGACAATATCAACCGAGCACTTCAGACAAGTAGTCCTCAATGTCCCGGTTGTGGGGCAATCCGAGCCAAGCAAAGTAGCCCCACTCGATGATTGCTACACCTCGTTCCTTGAACCGCTCCAGTCCATCCTTCACTTCGTACCAGAGCGTTACATCTCCCTCATGTACCGCGAACGCCTCTGGACACAGCACCTCGACAATATCTGTCTGCTCATTCCACAGGTACTGGTCCACTAGACTCACTGCTTCCATCTTCCTTCACACCTTGCTTCTGTATCTCGGGCACCTCTATGTGCCCATCTCGTAACTTGGAAAATTGCCTAGCGTTCACAGCGGTTGGTACTACGGGCGCGGATGGAATCTGAACTCCACACCACGCAGCTTGAGGGACACGATGCGATCCAGTCGCACCGACCGGTACTTGGCCTTCCCTTCGCGGTTGGCTTCCCACACGGTCACCTTGTTCTCGGTGTCGGCGGTGTCAGGGTCACTAAATGGGGACTTGAGGTGCCGGTAGACACCAAGGCGCCCGTTGAGACGGCGAATGCGTCCGTCTGCCTTGCGAAACTCCAGGGTCATGAAGCTGCCCCCAGCCATGTTGACCAGTTGGCGAGCCGATTGGACGAGTACGTTTGTGTTGGCCATAGCGGCACTCCCCCTTTTTATTGCCTTGTTGCTGTTGTTGCTGGGTTCTTCAATCGCTCAAGCTCTGCCCTCCACGCCTCTTCCTTCAGGTTGTGGATCGGGCGGTAGGCCCCGAGCTTGATCTTGGTCGGGTTCTTTGGACTCGCGTAGCGAATCACCTCCCCGCCTCCTTGCAGGTATCGTTGTGTTTCACGCTCCAGGTGCTGCGATAGTGTGGCTTTGTCCATGAACTGCCTCTGCGGACTTTATTCGTGGGTCGATGCGCCAGACACCCCGCCGGATTCGTGTCAGACCGGTGCGGATGCCTCGGACGTGCCAGCATTTTGCCGCTACCAATACGGAAATCAAGGGGCCTTCTTGCAGTAGCGCACCCGGCTTGTACAGCTGGTGTGCAGCATTCATGCGGCCACCTCATGCTTCAGCTCAAAGTCGTCAGTCGGGGGCAGCAGCTGCTCGAACGGGTCTGTATCGAAGACTTTTGCCACAGGAATCATGCGGGTTTCTTCGCCCACCTGCCAGCGAACGCACAGGGCCGGCACAGGCTCCTGCGACACTGCGTCGCGGCAGATAGCGATACAAAGCGCGTCAGCCTCGGCGGCGGACTGGATCAGGTCGAGAGCGGCTTGCAGGATTTCAGCTTTGGTCTTGGCCATGGTGTTTCTCCTCAGTAGGTTGGATCGATTACGCCGTGGTCCTTCGTGACCTTGGCGAGGTTGTTCACGGGCACCGAACGGATGCCCTCGATGGTGGAAATCTCGGCCACCCTGCCGCCGCAGTAGAGGCCCTCGACGGTGCCCACGAAGGCCACTGTCCAAGGGTCATGAGCGGTACGGCGGATGGTGTCGGCGTTGAAGCACACCCGGTCACCGGGCTTGATTGAGAGCTGCATGGGGCCTCCTACAGAACCCAGCCGAGGCCACTGCGACGGCGACGGTGATAGGCGGATGCCACTGCCTCGCGGCCCATGTCATCGAAGTCGCCGTCCTGGTAGCGCTTGGCGGCACGTTGCTGGCGAGCTTGGTGATAGGCGCGCCGGGTCTGGCGTTGCAGGTCACGCTTGAAGGCGTTCATGGTTGGCACTCCCGTAGTTCATCAGGGTTCGGTAGGTGAACCACCGGCTTACCGGCGTCCATCAGCTCAGAGGCACGGGCGATGACCACATGGAACGGTCCATCCAGCAGCGCTACGGCAAGACCGTCCTCCCCTCGCCCGTATAGGGTCCAGAAGCGGTCGATAGCATTGGACATCTGGACGTCTGAGGCATAGGCCACTGCAGTCACGGCAGTTGAGTTGCAAGCGGCATCGAAGTACTCGATGCACTCAGCCACTTCATAAGATTGGTAGTCGCCTTGTGCTTGTTGCTGGGCCATAGCGGCACTCTCCTCGGTTGGTTATTCGCTCACTGGAAGGCACCACTCGGATGCCTTCGGATCAGCGAACATCCCGGAAGCGGGACTATTAGGACAGACTAAGGGCGGGAATCAGGTTCACCTTGCCGTACTTGGCGGTGTACTTGGAGGCACGGGCACCATGCACATCGATGGCGATGCTCGGGCCTTCGTTGTGGGCACCGTTGCACAGGCCACAGTCGGCACAGCTCACACCTTTGGCGCTCGGGCACTCAATCTCACCGGGCAGCAACGGGGCACCCTCGGTCTTCACTCGGAAGGTGCGGCGTCCGAAGCGGTGACTGCCACTGGCTTGCTTGGGAGTGTCGGCACTCACCATGACCCAGCGCAGCAGCCGAGTATCGAACTGGCGATGGGCGAGCTGGTGGGTGTACCCGGTCCAGCCTTTGGCTTGGCTCAGGACGGACTGCCAGACGTCGAAAGGCACAGCTGCAGGGTCACCATAGGCACCGAGGCGAACCATCCGGCCAGCGAAGGCAGCAGCATCCCAGTCACGGCTGTAGTTGCCGCGCTTGTAGGCACGGAACACGGACAGCGGACCCTGATGCAAGGTGACATAGCAGGCACCGCCGAGGGACTGGCGATGCGGGCAGCCACCACACACTGAGCCATCGAGCATGAGCTTGCTTGCAGTGTGCGGCTCAACGTCCGACCGCATGATCCAGGTCTGGACCATGTCGCCGGTCTTCACGTTGCCGCTGTGCATGGTAGCGATTACCACGATGGGCTCACCGTCGAGTACAGACGGACCTTCATAGATGATGAAACCAGTAGCTTTGGCCATGACGGCACCTCCTACGAATGTTGTTGACTGTCCCGGTTGTGGGAATTACAGGCCAAGCGAAGCCGTTGCCACCTGCAGAAGCTGATGGGCACCGAGTCCGATGGCTGCGACGTAAGCGAGATAGAGTTTCACTGAGGCACACTCCTCCAGTTGACTTAATCGAGCGTCCTGGAGAAGTCACCAAGACGCTCTGTTAAGCCCACTGCTTGCCATGCGTCATATCCGAATTGTTAAAGAGCGGGTGTCGCGGCAGGTTTCGTTTTACTCGGCACCTGCGGGCCTGCGGAATCCACCTTTAACGTCGCCTCCGTCGGACGTGAGGGCCGATGTTGCTGTCCCTCTTGACTGCAGATTCTACGCTTTTCGCTTTGCTTGTCAACTCGCCGTTGTCTTTGCCTTGTCGCTTCCTGCGATCCGGTAGAAGCCGCGTGTCCCGTTGTCCGCGTTACGAAGGCCCCTAGCCTTCACTTCTAGCGTGGCGTTCGACGTTGTCGACTTGCCTTGCGTGCCGCGTTCTCTGCAGCGTTGGGCATATCCTAGAGCCCGTCGGGTGACCTTGTCAACCCTTTGTCGTCAGTCCCGTTTCCGGTTCATTCGACCCCGGCGATCCGTGCCGGGATGGCTGCGCATTCTACGCGAACGGCTGAGCATGTCAACAGCCTGATGATAGTCCCGGATGTGGGCCAATAGGAGGCGATAGGAGGCGCGCAAAGGCGAGCCAATAGGGAAGCATGGCCGATGGTCTTTGCGTGGCTTGTGGGGCGCTTGTGGGGCGCTGGCGTGGCAATCCTGGCGGGAGTCGGGAGGATGCCGAAAAGAAAACTACAGGGGAGCAAAAGTGCATCCCTAGATGTAGTGGCTGCAGGCCCTAGCAGGCCCTAGATGTTGTGTCCTGATGAGCCCTTGCAGCCCATCGGATCGGGCCTCAACGGATAGCTAATCCGTGGAAAACCCTTGAGAATCAATGACTTAGCGGCGATTGGTGTGGCTTTTGGTGTGGATGGAGGCCCCAGGGTGCCCGGAAAGAGCCCGCCCAGGCCCCCCACGGGGGGACACTCGGCTCGCGGCCATTACAAAAGACCGCTCAGATTTTTCGGCCAAAAAGGTCCCGGTGTGCCCTTTCAGTCCAACCGGTTGCACACCCAACGCTGCTCCCACAGATCGTCCGTGGCCATGGATGTCCGAAGGGTTCCCTTGCCCCAATCCACGTTGGCCAGCAGAGGAGCGAACTTGAGGCGCCCCAATCTCTCCTCCAGGACTAGGAAGGTGAACTGAACACCAGCGACATCAGCGTCGTACTTGTAGAGGACTGGCCGAACACCCTCACGGTGGATCTTCAGGTTCGGGTAGTTCATCTCATGACGCACCAACGCAGAGGTGTCGGTCACATTGAGGACCATCTTCTGCAGTGTCTCAGTGGGGTCCTTGAGGGCCGGTAGACGGCACTCCAGTACCTTGGCCTGAGCAGAGACAGTCACCAACGCAGCAGCAACAGCAACCAACCACTTCATTTCTTCAAAGCTCCTAGCAGCTCTTCATACAATCCCTTCCCTGCCTTGGTGACGGCCATGAACTTCTTCCGGCCTCCTGCAGGGTCCTCCAAGTCTGTCACCAGGGGGTCGTCATAGTCGTCCCGAAGACGTCCGATGTACGTCGCCATGGACTGTCTGGTGAGGCCTGTGTTGAACCGCTCACGGATGTCCGTTTGGGTGATGCCAGGATTCTCAGCAATGATGGTCAGCAGCACAAGCTCGGTGAGTGAGGGCCTCTTGGAGTACCTCTCTCCCAAGGAGTTGAGGGCAATCATCAGTGAGGAAAGGCTTAGGTCAGACACTGCAACGACTACCTCTTGAGCGGACAACTGTGTGTTGTCTTACGGTAGCAAAAAAACCCCCACAGGAGAACCTGCAGGGGTAAGTGAGGAGAGACCATGACCAAAAGAGAGAGCAAAGGGAAAACACCTACACCACTGCTCCTGGCTGAGGTCTGTGCGTCAGCACAGAGCGATGTCAGGAGCGATGTCGGGGAGGACTCTTAGAGGTATCTTATAGGTGTCTTTCCTTTTTTCTTTCTTTCCCCCTTCCCTAGTACTGGGGGTAAATACCCTCCCCTGGAACCCGCATGGATACTGGGCTCCAGAGGAGTGGAATTTCCGTGGTGTCAGAGGTGCAGCCACCCCATGTCGTCGTCGACCGAGGGGAAGCCGATGATGCCGTGGACGAAGCCCTCCAGCTCGCGCTGCAGCAGCTCTTCCCGGTGTTTCTCAGCCTCGACCTTACCGTCCCTAGCCATCTGCTCCACCCAATACGCTACGGCCCCTGCAATCGCTTCCAGGCGGTCGTCGTGGGCCAGTGCGCCACGGTCTCGGGTGATGCGTGTGAGCTGGTAGAAGGCAGAGTACTTGAGGTCCTGCTCGCACTGCCGGTAGTCCTCTTCGATGACCCGAGGGTCCACGATGAGGCGATGCTGCATCATCACCGGTTCGAGGGTGTCGATGATGCGCAGCTCCTTCTGGCCAACAGAGCGTTCCTCCTCGATGGCGCACGGGTAGATGCGCTGGAGGTGAGGCTTCAGCAGCTCGGTGAACATGCCGTCACCGAAGTTGCTCTCGACCCGGATGTAGTTCACCGAGTGGGCCTTGGCGGTCCTCGCCAGGGTTTCCATGGTCTCCGGTGTGTAGCCGTCACGGAGGCCTCCGAGAGCCACCAGGAACAGGAAGCCGTGGAGGAACTTCACCACTGCAAACGCTGTTTCGTCTTTGCCTCGACCAGAGGGGTCGATGAACATCACCGTGCCTTGGAACTCGGCAGTCTGGTCGGCCATCCAGAGGGGCTGGTGGTAGCGGTCCCCTTGGAGACCCACCGTGGGCAGATCCAGGACCTGCTTGGAGCCAGCGGCCCAAGTGAAGTCGATGGGTGCCTTGCGGTGGTCGATGGACATGACCATGAGGTCGCTGAGCTTCAGCGGGTACTTGTCGGCATCCGAGAGGCTCGTATCCAGCATGAACTGCAGGGCGAAGCCAGCTTTGCCGTAGGAGAGAAGGCGTCGGTCCAGGTCTTCGTCGGAGAAGCGCAGAGGCTCGGTGGTCTGCCCTACCAGCGTCGGGTCCTTGAAGAACGCATCGCTGATGCAGGGAGCCAGGTCACCCTTGTACTTGGCCATGCCGGCGTCGTCGAGGAACCGTGCAGGCCAGATACGGCGCTTGTAGCCGCGCTCGCAGAGGGTGTTGTACAGGGACATCTCACACTGCGGCGTACCGAGGTAGATGATCCGGGAGGTCGGCAGCGGCTTGAGGACCGCATCGAACTCCTTCACCAGCTCGCTGAGCTTGTCCCGAGCGCCTTGGGTGGCAGAGTTGTTCAGGACCTCAACGTCGTCGGCAATGATGACGTCTGCGCGGCTACCGGTGATTTGGCCGGTGATACCGACCGATTTGACTGAGGGGCTGTGGTCAGCCGTGGCAGGGCCAACATCGAAGGCTATCTTCGAGTCCCGCTGCTCGGGCTTGGGTTTCAGGAAGTGCAGGATGGGCACTTCATCGATGAGACGTCTGGTGAACGTCGAGAAGGAATCTGCCCGCTCCTTGGAAGCGGACACCACCATGATCTTGAGTTGGGGGTTGCAGTAGAGGAGCCAGAGGACGAAGGCAGAGGTAACGAAGCTCTTCCCTACCCCACGGAACGCCATGATGATGAGGCGTGTGGGGCCGTACTGGAGGTAGTCTCCAATGTCCTTCTGAATCCAGGTGGGATTGGGGAGGTTGAGGTGCTTCCAGATGATGACCAGGAAGAAGCCGAAGCTGCTCCTGATCTTCCGATCAAGCTCTTGAGGGGTCATGTAAGGCGGGACTCCAGACGCCCCGGAGAGGGCCTCAGAGGCGTCTCAAGCGGGGGTCAATGGAGAGGGCCTGTCTGAACGTCGTCTTCGTCCAGATGGCTTGCAGCGGCGGCCAGAGCGGCCAAATGCGGGTCGTGTTTGACCGAGGAATCGATGTTGTTGTCCTTGAGGAACTGGCGGGCCACGTTCAGATCGCTGGCCGAGGCCTCACCAGACTGGACCCGCTTCAAGAGAGAGCGGGCCAGTTCCGAATGGAGCAGGTCAAGGACATCCTTCAGGGTGTCGCTCATTGGACCTCTACACCATAGTTGTCACGGAGAATCTCCCGGCCATCCGGGCGGTACTCCTGCTTCACGCGGTTGCCATCGGCGTCGCGGTACAGGAGGTCGAGGTAGCCATGCGGGTACTCGAAGACCTCGTATTCGAGGCCAGCGGCTTTCAGCTCTTCCTCGCGCTTCTGCAGGTCAGTCAGGCCGGTGTCTGCGGTCTTGCGCTTAGCCACGGGTCACCTCCGGGGCAGCAACGCCGAGAGCCTTGGCGATGAGGCGTACAGCGGTGTCGTCGATGTCGTTGTCGGTGCGCTTGGCCAGCTCAGCAGCGGCGTACACAGCCAGTTGCTTTGCGGCTTCGGTGGTGAGGACCTTCAGGAGAAGTTTCAGCAGCATCAGGATTTTCCTTTTTCATTGCGTCGCCATCCCCGGTTCGTCTTCTGAGAGACGATCCGAAGGTTGGCTCGGGAGTTGTCGAGGGGATTGCGGTTCTTGTGGTCGACGTCTTTGCCGTCGCCTTTGCGGGCTTTGCCCTTCTGGATCATCAGCCGTCGGGCTGCATTGCGAGACGCTCGTCTCTTTATCTGCTCCGGTTTGGAGTGGTATTCGCGGTATTCCTTGGCGTAGTCGCGTTTGCGTTTTGCCATGTCAGTCCTTGGGCCACTGGCCGGTGAGAACCATGTCCCGCAGTCGGGTGGCACGGCGCTTCACCTGCTTGGCCCACAGGGAGTCCATCATCTCGATGGAGGCGGTCTTCCAGTCGTTCTTCTCCATTGCGGCGAGGAACTTGCGGAAGTTCTGGAGGCGGCGAAGGCCGAGGTTGAAGAGCATGTCCACCATGACTGCGTAGCGGACAGCGTCGAGGGATTTCGCCCACGGGAAGGCTCGGAGAAGCTCTAGCTCCACGCGGCGCAGGTCGTTCTCGAAGAGGTAATCGATCTCGTCCGGGGACAGACCGAGGTCATCGAGGTTGCGGCCTACGCCGATGGTGGTTTTCCCTGCAGTGCAGAGGTAAGGCTTCGCCCGGACCTCCTCATGGTGTCTGAGGAGGGAGCGGAGGTTTTGCATGTGTCAGAGGAAGTAGTTGGCAACGAACCCAATGACGGTGGAGATGACCAGGACTGCGCCAAGGATTTTGGCTTTGTCCCGCTCCAGGACGGAGACGCGCTCCTCCAGGGCGTCGTGGCGTTCGTTGTAGGACTTTTGGTTGGAGAGAAGAAGATCGACCTTTGCGGTCAGTTGCCCGAGGAGGTAGGCAACGGAGGACGGTTCGTGGTGTTCTCTGTCGGCCATACTCAGCTCCGGTCAGGAGTCGGCCACTGAATCACCGACAGCGCTTCAAGGTCCTGGGCCTCTCGGACCATTTCCTTTAGGCCCCACGCGATCCGGTACTGTTGGGCAGTGAACTCTCCTACAGCGACTCCTAGCTCGATTACTTGCCCAGGCGTCATGTTGTAGGTCGAGTTACTGGCTGCGCGGAACGCCAATACGGGCTCAGAAACACCTTGGTCTTGAAGGACCATTGCGGTGGCCACCAAGCCATTGATGTTCGCCAAGTCGCGTTCGTGGCGGACTTGCACGACATCCTGACTTCCGTCAGGGAATGTATAAGGCATCCCCCGGCGCTCCGCTTGCACCCTCCACTCGTCAATCTGAACGCTCTTCTGCCATTTCAGGTCTTCAAAGGTCGGTGGAGGATTTAGCGACGCTATCGCCGTAGCAACCTCGGTTGTGTTGCTGTGGAACTCCCCGAGCGCAAACTCACTATCTTGGTTGCAACACGCCTGTTCCCACTCTGCGATTGGCGCCTCTGCCACAATGCGTTTATGTAGACTTTCGCTTGTGTCATCCGCGTTATAACTAATGACTCGCGCCACAGCTAAAGCCCGATTATCGCTCGGGATATAAACAACCGTGACAGTTCGTTGTTGTTTGTTCTGGTACTCAATCAGGTATCTGAAATCCATAACCTATATCTTCAACTTTCATCACTGAGACGAAGCGCTCCCTGTTTATCTCAGGAAGCTCGTAGTCGTATTCCATGTACACCGGCTTCAGTTCCTCGCACGCTGACCAACTAAACTGAGTCCAATCAATGAGCGATTCCAGACGAGGCAACTCACCAATAACTAAAAAGCCATCCACGAAATAGCTCGCGTGGTCCTTTAGATACAAGTGATACAAGGGCGTAGACGGGCAGGCCTCTACCACGCTCCAGGTGGTCTCTTCCCAACCATCCTCTTTAGCGAAGGAGACCGCTGTTCCTTCCAGTCCAGTGAGGTCAATCGGCTGCTGCCCGTTTAGACCAGGACCGAAGTTCTCGGCGGCTTCAAGACTCCACTGCTGCATATCTCGGGTGGCCCAAAACTCACGGCCAGTAGACGGGTCTTTAGCCCAAAGACAATGTTCCCCGGACGTCTTACACCGCCCCCCTTCCAAGGCGAGCAGCTTCCGTGACCCCAGTGTTGGCAAACGAACCCAGTCGACCTCGCTCTCACCAAAAGGTGTTTTCACGCGGTCTCCAGGCACTACTTCGTCTATCCGTTTGAGACTGCCATCAGCCATTGACACCAGAGAATCCCCGGTGAAGCAGCAGCTCGGTGTAGACAGGTATAGGTAGACGCTCCTGTCGACGTATGCGCTGCCAGCAGAGTTTGTGGCTGTAACCCTGTAGACCCCGGAGAGGCTCCGGTCATAAGCAGTTCCGTACAGATAGTACTTAGTGTTCGACTGTTTCTGCGCAGTGATATACCCGCCACCGCTTACAAACTTCCCTGAAGTCGTCGGAGAGGTTCCTCCGACACTGTAATTCAGGTAGGTGTATTCGCTGTAGTTCTGCTCGCTAACAAACGAAATGGTGGGAGGTGCAACACTGCTCTTACCGTATAAGTTGCTCATTGAAATCGCACCGCTCGGCACCCCAGCAAGGGTGCGAACGGCGGTCTCGTTGAGGCTGATTTCGGTAGTTGCAGCTCTTCCGAGTTCGGTGTTCACCGCACTCATGGTGAGAACACCGCTTGTAGGGAGGGCCATTATGCGACCCTCCGCTGCTCGTCAATTACAGCATCCAGCTCCGCTTTCAGCTCTTTGATGGCTTCGATCAGAAGCCCGACCATGTTTCCATAGGCCACGGAGAGCATGTCATCGCCGCTGACTGCCTCGGGAAGTACCTTTTGAACTTCCTGCGCGATAACTCCGGTCTGACGCTCGCCTTCCCGGTCAAGTCGGTCGTAGGTGACCCCGCGCAGTTGGAGGACTTTCTCCAGCGCATTCGGGATGACCTGGATGTTGGTCTTTACGCGAATGTCCGAGTAAGCCGTTACGTTGCCAGACGTCCAGATGCCTCCAGCCAGCCCAATGGCTGCCCCCGGTGTGCCTGATGAACAGAACACGATCTGATGCCCACCTGCCATGGTGCCGCCGGTGGTGTTGTTCGTGTGCTTATAGGCCATTCCATACAAGCTGCCGAAAGTCGAGCCGTCGTCTGGGATGGCGTAACCGGTGCCCATCGACCACACATGGCCGATCTTGGTTGAGTCATAGATACCGTACATACCAGCTGAGCGGCTGGCTGCGTCCACGCTGATCTTGCCAGTGATGGTGTCACCAGCTTTGGCGATGGCCGTCGGGTCGGTGATGTTGATGTTTGCTGTGCCGTTAAACGACACGCCATTGATCGTCCTGGCGGTGGCCAGCTTCGTGGCAGCAGCAGCTGTCGCTCCGGTGTCCAGTTTGGTGGCCAATCCAGCGCTCAATGCTGTGTTGTCCGCTTTGAGGGCGAGCTGGTCAGCTACCTGAGCCTGGAAGGACTGAAGCGCGGTCTTGTCAGCTTTCGTGGCGAGCCCGTTAGTCAGCGCTTGGGTATCCGCCTTCACGGCCAACCCATCCACCAGAGCCTGGACGTCGGCCTTGCCTTGAAGCGCCTCGTTCATCTCTATGTAGGTGACTTTGTAGTCCAACGCCTCCTGCACGGCTGTGCTAATCGGCTTCTGCAAGTCGCTGGTGTTGTCGACGTTACCGAGACCGAGGTTAGAGCGTGCAGCCGTCTTGTCTGTCAGGGCAGCGAGGTTTTCCGAGTTCTTGGCGAAGTCTGTGAAGTCCGCGCCGGTAATCGCTTGGACGTCCTGCTTGATCTGCTCGGTGGTCGTCTTGGCCTGTTCTGCCGAGGCATTCGCCGCTTCAGCATCCGCCGCCGCAGCTTCAGCAGCGCTTTGAGCCGTCTGAGCGGCCCCTTGAGCTGTACTAGCGCTGGCCTCCGCGTTGATGGCCCGCTCAAGGGCTTGGTTGGCGGTGTTCTGTGCCTGATTAGCGGTAGCTGTGGCTTGTAGAGCCGTGGTGTTGGCGCTGTTCGCTGTAGCCTTCGCTTCGTTGGCCGTGGTTACTGCTGAGTTCGCGGTCGCCACAGCGGCGTTCGCTGTGTTCTGAGCAGACCCAGCCGTGGAGACTGCGTTGTTGGCTGTTACCACGGCACCGTTCGCCGTACTGGTGGCGGCATTTGCTGTTGAGACTGCCGAGTTCGCCGTAACAACCGCACCGTTGGCCGTAGCGATAGCCGTGTCGGCCTTCGTTTCAGCGGTCTGTGCGATGCCCTTGGCCTCGGTGGCAATCGATCTGGCGTTGTCCGAGACAGCAAAGGAGACGTCGGACTGGTCCTGCGCCTCTTGGATAATCATGAACACCTGCTTCCACATGAGGTCCAGGAGGGCCTCGTCGAGGACGGAGTCGTTCTTGAAGTCCACCAGAGCGTTCTGCTTTTCGGTGTCACGCTCGATCTTGAGTAGCTGCGCGGAGGTGGGCGCAGTAGAGAGGGAGATGGAGTTGGGGCTGAGCCAACTGAAGGTGGCCGGTTGGCCGTTGAGGGTGACCTTGACGTCATCCCTGTAGATGTAGTCGAAGGGAACGGCAAACACTTTCGTGATGCCGTCCCCCTGATACTCAACGAAGGAAAGTGCCATTGCTTACTCGTAGCTGTAATCCCGAGGCAGCTCGTCGTACAGCACATTGAGGCCGTTCCTGATTCCCATAGCGTTCTGGTACGGGAGCAGGGAGAAGAAGCTGCGGGCAGTGTTGGAGGTGATTTCACCGTCCCTGATGGCCTCGACGACTTCCTGACCGAACTGGCCAGTCTTCATCGCAAGGTCATAGGAGGCAGAGCCGGTGATGAGGTTGGATTGCAGGCCTGATGCCCGCGTATCGAAGAGAGGGTCGTAGAGACCCAGCATGGCTGGCATGTCGATGATGCCGGGGATGATGGTGGAGATGCTGGAACGCTGGAACGCACCCGCTGCCATCTGCATCGGATCGAGCATCTTGTCGAGGTAGCGCTCACGCTCGTAGCTGGACTTGCCGGCGCTGGACGCACCGACGTAGGCAAGGTAGCTGACCAGACCCGCGAAGGTTCCGTTGAGGAACATCATCGTGGTCACCCGGTCGGCGTGCTTGACGTTGTTCAGCAGCTGCTTGGTGTAGGCCCCCATCATGAAGCTCTTGAACTGCATGAGGAGCTTGCCGGGGGTGGTCGACATGAAGCCTGGGAGGGCTCCGAAGTCGTTCTCCTGAATCACTTGGTCACCCCAGCGACGGAGAGCGTTGCCGAACTTCACCCGGACCTCGTCATCCCAGTTCTCCAGGTTCAGCCTCTTGAGCTTCCCCGAGGGACCGAACGATGCCCCGCCCTTCTTGAGCATCTCGCCTTTGATGCGGGCCATCAGCTCCTTGTCGATGCCCAGCTCGCGGAGACGGGCTTCACCAAGGTGGTGGGCTTTGCCGGTGCGAGCAGCGTCGAGGAAGGTCTGTGCCATGCTCTTCATGGACATGACGTGCAGGACTTGGTTGACCCAGTTGAAGCCGGAGATGTCGGTGGTGACGTTGTTGAGCGTATCCAGGCCGCGCTCCATCCGACTGAGGATGCCTTCGCGCATGGCCCCGGCGTCACCGAACTCCTCGATGCGTTGGGCGCTACGGTGCAGCAGCCGGTAGTCCGCCCAGCCGCCCATGAGATCGGAGAGTTCTTCCACCAGCTCGTCGCTGAAGTCTCCGCTCTTCATCTTCCGGCGCAGCTTCAGCAGCTCGGGCATGTTGGCCATCATGTTCTTGACACCCACATGCGAGGCCATGACGCCGAACTCTGCGATCTGAGCCAGACCGACCATGTTCATCAGCCGGGAGTAGTTGTACTTGCGCAGCAACCGCCCAGCCGTGGCATAGCCGCTGCTCGGGTCTTCCCGGAGAGGACGGCCAACCAGATGGTCGTAGGCTTCTTCGAGGTTGCGCAGCTCACGACGGCGCTTCAGTTCCTCCGCTTTGCCAGTCACCGGGGTCGAGTACAGCTCGTCCTGGGCTTCGGCGAACAGGCGCCGGAAGGTGTCCTCGCTATCGATGCCTCGGCGTGCTAGAGCGATGTGCCCGAGCATGGTGTTGGCGTAGCCGCTGAACAGGACGTCGATGTCGTTCTCCAGCAGGTCCTCTACAACGGACTCGTCGATGTCGAGGCGGGACTTGAGGTTGGCAGCCTTGCCAGCATCCATACCACCTGTGAGGCGGCGTAGGCTCTCGGCAATGTTCTTGGCTTCGCCGGCATCCAGCCCATGCTCGCGCTCAAGGAACCACTGCAGGTTGTCGCCGTGACGGCTCAGGCCGCTGATGTCCAGACCGCCTTGGCGGGACCGGGAGACGACCTTCATGAGGTGGTCCGCGACTTCCATGGCCATGTCGGGGTCCATGCCACGGATGGCCGAGGCGATGCGCTGCTGCACAGCTGCCCTGCTCCCGAGCTTCTGGATCATGGCGTCCATCGAGGCGGCGCTCCACCGACGGTTGACGTAGTCGTCGACAGTCATGCCTTCGGCACCCTTCACAGGTACAGCGCCTTCAATGCGCTCCTTCCCTGCCGGGTTGCGTGCCATGTTGGCCATCTCGTCGTAGAGCCGACGGACCTCTGCAGCGTGCTTCTTGACCGCTGCACTCTCGACTTCGATACCGCGTAGAGCCCGAGTGACGTCCCGGTTGAACTGGCGCTTGGCCGCGAAGCTCTGCGTCCAGCCCTGCCCGGTCTCTTCGAGGTAATCCCGGAAGGTGGCCTTCTGCGACTTGAGGTAAGCCCGCATGACCCTGCCCTGCTCCCGGCGCTTCCAGAGCGAGGCTGTTTCCCCGATGACGGAACCCTTAGCCGGCGCAGAGTCCTCGAACAACGCCCCGGACAGGCCCCTGATCTTGGCCGAGACAGACGAGAAGTTGTCCGCTGCTCGGTCGATGCGGAGCTTAGAGGCGAACGTCTTCCAGCCCTTGCTGCGCTCGAAGAAGTCCGTGTTGACCTGCTCGACTGTCTTGAAGGAGCCATCCGCGTTCACCAGCCCCTTGTACTCGACCATCCCGCGTTCAGCGGCGAGTGCCCCTGCTTCCCTCGCCTCGTTGGCGGCGGCAGCGCGGTACAGCTCCTTGAGCGGCTCGTCATAGGACCGGGAGAGGCCCGTGAAGAGCCCCGTCATGGCCCCTGCAGCCATCGTGGATACGACGGCATCGTCGAGGTCGTAGGTCGGGTCGTTGTAGGCGATGTAGCCTTCAATCGGTGCAGTAACGCCCATGCTCAGCACACCAGCCCTGACCGCACGCTCCAGCCGGGTGAGCTTGGAGCCGTAGATCAGCGGAGCGGTCGCGCCATAGGAGGCGGCAGAGACACCAAGCGCTACAGGGTCGAGGATGGAGGCCAGCACCGAGGCGGATACCCCGGTGACCGTGCCCATGGACATGAGCGTGTTCTGGCGCTCCATGAAGTCCAGGATTTCCTGACGCTTCTGCTGAAGCTGGCCCATGCTGCGGATTTCCAGCGGGTCGAACTCGTCCCAGTAGTCCTCCGGGATCTGCCCTTGGATTTCCTGCTTGAAGACTTCCTTGTTCAGGAAGAACGTAGGGTCGTCCTCAAGGTCCTGCCGGTTGGCCTGACGGAGCATCATCGGGCCGATCTGGTTGAGGTTGATGGCTTCGGTGGCGACGTCCGTGATGGACGATTCCTTCCACCGTTGCTTCTCTGCGGCCTCTTGGGCCTCCTGCTGAGCCTTCTGCTCGTCCCGCGTGAAGATGTCGGGGATGAAGCTCTGCTTGCGGGGAACCCCGTTAACGAGGCTCCCGAATACCGTGTCTTGCCGCCCTACGGTCGCGCTTGAGGCGCTTGGCAGCGAGTCGTTGTTGCTCATCGATAATGGATTCCTGGCGCTCGCCCTCGACGGTCATCTGGCCGTCAGCCTCCGTTTGGTTGGAAGTCATCAGGCTGAACGACTTGGAATACACAGGGACGTAGCCGCCTTTGGTGGTGAAGGTGAAGCGACCATCAGGCAGGTGCATGACCTGCAGGTCGTCGGTGTCGATTTCCAGCTCTTTGGCCGTCTGCTCGGCAGCCCACTCAAGGCGCTTGTTGAGACCTTGCTCGTTGGTGTACGAGAGGAAGCGGGCCTTGGGCAGCGGGCCGTAGTCAGTCTGGACATAGGCGTCCTTGACGAGCTTGCGGGCGTAGTCGAAGGCATCCTCGGGGTCGAGCTGGCCGTGCTTGGCAATCCGCATGGCAACGCTCATGGCCATGTCCACAGCATCGGTGTTCTGGTCACCGGATACGCCCAGGTCCTCCCTGATGCTGTCCTTCATCTTGAGCATCATGCTCTTGGGGATGTCGGTGTACTTGGCGTGCGGCGATGCCACCAATAGGTTGTATGCCTCAGCCTCGTTCATCCCAAGATGTTGTGTCATGTAGAGGTAGTCGTAGGCATCGACCAGCTTCTCCGGTGGGAGGTGCTGGCCCAGCTCGCCGCGCCCGAACAGGTAGGCGCCCTCGTTGCTCATGAAGGACCGGAAGGCAGCGGGAATCTGGCTGGCATCGTCGACCGGCGCAGTGACACCCGCGAAGGCCATCTCAGCCTTGCGCGTGGTGACCGGATCGGAGAGACCTCGGGAGCGCAGGACATCGTAGAAACGGCCCATCGTGCCGTTCTGCTCGGACTCCTGCCGGAAGCTCTTGATGACCTTGTTGACCTGCGAAGTGGTCAGGTAGGCCCAGTCGCCGTTGATGAGCGCAGCGCGTTCCTCGGCTTCCTTGGCGAGCTTCTCCATCCGCTTGCGCTGCTTGCTCATGGCGCTGTTGAGCTGCTCTGCGGTGACTCGACCTGCGGCAACAGCCTTGCTGCCGTACTCCCAGGTCAATCGACCGGATTGGATACGGGCGTCCCAGTCGCGGAGAACCTCCAGCTGCAGCTGCTCCTTCTCTGCGGAGGTCAGTTCCATGGCCTTGGCGTACTTCGCCTTGAGCCATGCGCGGGTGTCGAGGGAGACTTCCTCGTCATCCATGAAGGCCTCGGCCAGCAGGACGGAGCGGCTGCCGTCGGCGATGCCCAGCTCCTGCAGTTCCTTGATGACGTCCTCGGTGCGCTCCTTGGAGAACCGGAAGGACGGGCTTTCCTGCAGGTGCTTGACCATACCCTTGATGGCGGTGATGGCCTGCTGCCGGTCAGCGCCGTTGGCTACCTGCTCCTCGATCTTGCTGACGGTCAGCTGGAGGGTTCTGGAGCCCAGCTCAAGGCGCTGTTTGTCGGCCTTGGCATACCCGTAGGAGACGGTCTCAGCCGAGAGCCAGTTGTCGATGCGTTGGTTGGCGCGGCTCAGAATGCGCTCGTCGGAAACCGATCCGAGGTACTTCTGGCGCATCTCCTGGTCGAGCTTGCTCAGCTCATCAGGACGGTCGAACAGCTCAGGATCGGCGTCGATAGCGCCCTTCATGGCCCGCTGGTAGCCGTCGAGGCCGATATCAGCAGTTGCTGCCTGCGCATCCAGCTCCTCGTCGCGTACCTGCTTGGCGATACCGGCGGTGACGTCGACGAACTGCATCAGGCCCTTGGCGAGCCTGTCGGAGTTGGGGTCGAAGGTGACTTGCTGTTGGTAGGCCTGGAGCTGCTGCACCGGTCGGGCGGTTACTTGACGCTGAACCTGCCCGAGAGATTGAGGGGCTTGTCTCATGTCTTCTTACTCCCGAACTTACCGCCCCCTGCGACGTAGCCGCTGAGAGCCGCCGAGCCGATCTGGAGACCAGCGCCCAGCATGTTGTTGCTGCCCTTGTAGAAGGCGGGGCTCTGGAGGCCCGCAGAGGTGTTCTGCTGCAGTGCCTTCATCTCGGTTGCACGCTGGTGGTTGGAGTCCTCCAGGTTGCGGTCGAGGGTTGTCATGTTGTTGGCACCCTCACGGATGATGTCCGAGAAGATGGAGTCGATGGACAGACCGGAGAGACCCGCCTCGCCCGCTGTGACTCGTTGGGTGGCGACTTCCTTCTGCACTGCCAGTTTCTGCTTGTGCTTCTCCAGAGCCGTCGCTTCGTTCTCTTGGAGCTGCTGCATGTTCATCTGGTGAGTCTGCAGCCGGTAGTTGTCCATCAGCGCTTGGTTGTTGCGCTCAGCGTTCTGCTTTTCCACTGCGGCCATGTAGTTGGCCTGGGTGTTCTGTTCGTGAATCGAGTAGGCCGTCGAAGCGGCGGTCATCGCCATCATTGCGATGGGTACTGCGGCGGGTCCACACATCAGGGAAGCCTCATGGTGAATGGATGGAAGAGCCCGCTGCCGAAGGGAACAGCCGGGTGGATGGTGAACCCGATCCGGCGCAGCCACCGGATGCTTTGGTGGTTTTCTGCGTGGACCATGTTCATCAGCAACCCGAACCGCTCAAGCCAGCGGGGGATGTAGTTGAGGGGGACGGTCATGAGAGCCTTTCGGTGGTTGAACAGCTCCTCACTCCCGAGCATCCAAGGGACGCCACACTCAGCCGCTACCACCCCGCCGACGGCATGAACCTGCCCGCCGTGGTCGAATGCCCAGGCCTCCTCGCTGAGGACGATGGATTCACCGAGGGCAATCTCCACATCTGCATAGCCCTGCGCCGCCTGCTCGACCCGGTCGGCAGAGCGCAACCGGGGAGCCAGAGCGAAGACGTCTTCAATGTTCGCTGGGCGAAGCATCAGACCCTCCGCGAGTGACGCTGGTAGAGGCCCTCCCACTCGGCAGAGAGGAAGGCGCAAGGCAGGTGGGAGTCGCTTTCGATCCAGATGGTCGTGTCCTTGGCGTCCCCCAGGATCGGGAACCGGTAGCGGCCATCGTCAATCGGGACTTCACCGAGGAGGTTGTTGGCCCCGCCGATGCGGCGTCCGTTGTACTCAGCGATGTTCTCAGGCTTCGTGGAGGCCCTGACGCCCACCCGGAAGTAGCCAGTGTCGACGTAGTTCAGGGTCATGAAGCGGAGCTGCAGACGTCCCGCCAAGGGAGCCACACGGGTATCGGAGTCGGTGAGGACGAGGCGGCTGAACTGGAAGAAGCTGTTGAAGCGCTTGCCGATGCACAGCTTTGTGTTCGCCACTCCGTTGACCAAGACCTTGCTCAGCGAGTCGCCGCTGTAGACGTTGCCCTTGGTGTCGACTGCGGCCATGTCCTCGGACGTCCACGGAGCCGTCTGGTTGGCATCCAGATACGTCAGGCGATCCAGCAGGAAGCCGGTCTTGAAGCCGCGCATTACGGCCTCGTCGTCGGTGGCCAGCGACATGCGCTCAAGGTAGACCTTGCCACCCCTTGAGATGACCAGGACCAGATCGGAACTCTCGAAGCTGAACCCGAGGATGACCCCACCGAACTGCCACTTCGACCAGCTGGACTGGACCTTCTCGTTGCCCTGCCAGTAGTACTTGTAGGCGTACAGCGTACTGGGGTCGGCATCGGTCAGGGTCAGAACCACGTCCTCGTTGGAGGAAGCGGCCAGCTGTACCACGCTGCCGTAGATGTAGTCCGGGCAGTGGCTGGCGATGTCGGCGGCGTCGTTGACCTTGGCCTCCGGGTCGACGTAGTACTCACGCACACTGGCGTAAGGCCCTCGGCGGACCCCGAAGAACACGTTCTTACCGGCGCCGACCGGTTTGGCATCGAGGGAGGCCTCGAAGCGGGTCGTGACGTCGACGTTGATGGTTTCCTTGGTGAGCCGATCAGAGCCCCGGACGATGAACTGGGTCTGGTCCGAGAACAGCAGCAGCGTCTCGTTGAACGGCACTGCATGGCGCAGGATCGAGACCTTGTCGTTGGTCACTGCGACGTCGATAGGATGCGTGTCGAGGGACTGGATGACGGTCGTGGGGTAGAAGTTGTAGTAGCTCCCGGATTCGCTGAAGACGATGTTCTCGTCAGCGAGGAAGCCCAAGCGGTTCTTGAAGAAGAACACGTCGCTGATGGCCTTGTTGATGAAGCTCGGCTCAGGCGCCGAAGTCTCATCGCCGGCTACCCGGCCATTCCACTCGATCCGCTCGAAGGTGAAGGTGCCGTCGGCGTTGGATACCAGACGGTGCGGCATGGTGTTGGGCGACGGGCGCGTGCGAAGGCCCTTCTTGGCGACCTCCTTCCACGAACCGGAAGTCTTCTCGCCGTCGGTCGACTCGGAGTACTGGACGTAGTAGTCGTCCGCCTCGACGCCGTCCTGGCCAGCCACGCGGATCGTGAAACCCTCGAAGCCGGTCGCCGGGAGGTCCGTGAACTGCTGGACCCGGCCCTTACAGGCAACGATGGACTTGTTGCCGTTGGAGTCCTGCACTGTGAGGGTGAAGTCTCGGGACGTTGTGGTCGCCCGCAGCAGGATGGCGTTGCCCTTCACACTGCACGCGATGTTGGAGAGCCCTGCAGCAGCCAGCTGGTTGTAGAGCTGGGTGGCGATGTTGTCGGTGCCGATGGTGGATCGGTCGGTTGTGGATGTGGTGAAGGTGGCCCGTACCACACCGTCGACCAGGATCTTGTAGGTGGTCCCGTAGTCGCCCAAACGGATGTGGACGATGCCTTCCTTGTTGGTCACTTCCGCTGCCGGAACAAGGTCGCCATTGGCAGAGGCGTAGCCGACCACCTTGGTTTGCACCAGAGAGGTCAGGACCTTCTCAGGGGCGATTTCACACGCGGTTTGCCAGGACACACATTCCATGTCGCCAGCTTCGTTGTGGGTCTGACGCCAGCGGGCGCAGTACACCACAGGCGAGCCGTTGCCGGAGTTGTCGGTCACTGTCCAGCCTGTCTCTGTCCCGTTGAGCGGGATGTCCACCTCTACCCCATTTACGACGCAAGGACGCCCAAGGTCTTGGGTGAGCTTGGCGGCGAGGTAGGCGGCGAATGAGCCCACACCGAGTTCCGAGGATTGGCTGTAGGTCTTCCCGGCGATGGTCACCGAGTAGCGTCCCCAGCAGCTGTGCCATGTGTTCGTTTCGGAGAAGTACTTGTCGACGCGGCCCTTGGAGAGGGAGTTGAAGCGCAGCGTCTGGAACTTCTGGTTGACCGGGTTCAGGGTCAGGCCAGCGCTCGGGTCGTAGGCGCGGGTGATGCGCTCACGGTTCACCAGGAAGGTGTAGTCGGCCACGGTGACCGCCCGGATGGACTTGGCCGGGTTGAAGGCGGTGAGGTAGCCAACGCCATGGGGTTTGTTGACGGTCCTCTCATTGCCCTCGAAGTCGAAGACACGGATGTTGCCGCCAATGACCACAACGACGTACTTCTCGAAGCGGTCGCGGTTGATGATGTGAACGAAGGCACCGGTACTCGGGGAGTCCAGGAGCTTCGCCAGATGTCGGGTCCCAGGACGACGTTTCAGGCCGTCAACGACAGATGATAGGAAGTTGACCTGCTCGTCGCATTGGGAGGGAAGACGAACCTCTGCGGGCTGCTGAGAGACGCCGTTGATGAGGTTCGGGATGGTCTTGCTGATTAGGCTCATCAGTAGATGTCCCGTCGAATCCAGTCAGCAAGGTCGTAGTTGTCGAAGATGTTGTAGTCCCCTACTTCGCTGTCCATCTGCTTGAGCATCTGGAGGGCGGCGATTTCGTCAGGGGTTTGCGCTTGGTGGAGTTCACCGGAGCCCAGCAGGTCGTCCTGGAAGAGACGCTTGGCGCGCAGCGTGATGTACCGCTTGGCTGCTTCGGGCAGCTCCTCGAAGGGAAGCTCTACAACGAGGTCGAGTTCGACAGCGACCTTGAAGGTGTAGGTGTGGTTGCGGTTGTCATAGAGGCGAAGGCCACGCTGAACTACGGTGCCCCGGCGAACGTCGCTGCTGTCCACCCGGAGGGTATTGGCAGGCAGCTTGATGTTCCCTTCAGTATCGGGAGCCAGACGCACCGCGTTCTCGGTGTTGAAGTACCAGCCTGTCTCCTGCACTTCGCGGCTCACTACATCGATCCGCGAGGAGGCCATGGAGGCGGTCACGAAACCGTTACTCAGGCTTGATACGGGGGATTCACCGATACCGGCCAGCACCTCGTTGACCGCATCGATCTTGGTGGTCAGAGGCATTGTTCGTACCGAAAAAAAAGGGGAGCCGTCAAAGAGACGACCCCCCTATTGGTTAGACTTTCAGGATGGAGATGGCGCAGGCCGGACGCAGGATGTTGTGGCCCATGGCGTACTTCGCCACGATCAGGGTGCCCTGACGCTCGATCTGGTACTCCATTTCGGTAGCCAGGTCGAACAGCTTCACAGTTGCGATGGCCTCTTCGGTCATCACCAGACCAACCACCTTGGAGAAGTCGCCACGGTAGGCACCGGGACGAACAGCCGACTCCGGGTCACCCGCCAGTGCGGTGGACTCGTTGGCGTTCGGCAGGTGGTTGCTCATGTAGACCTTCATGCCAGCAACCATCGGGATGGAAGCGGTGGCAATCGAGCCTACGCCGCCGACGTCCTTGTTCATGTAGAACAGCTTGGAGGTGTCGGTGGTGTTGAACAGGCTGTAGTACTGCTCGGGACGCAGGATGACGAACGGCTCGCCAGTCACGTCCTTCTTGTCGAACTCTTCACGGGCCTTGAAGAGAGCGCGAACCAGGGCATCGCCCTTCAGCTCGTCACCGGCAGCGCCGAGAGTGACGTTGGTGGTGAAGGTTTCGCCGTTCACCGGGTTCAGGCCAGCGGCAGTAGCAGCGGCTGCGTCGGTGATGAAGGAGGCCTTCACGGCGGTGCGCAGGATGTTGCGGTCAGCCACGTTCGACAGGGCGTTCGCGCACTCCTTGGTGTAGATGGAGCGAACGTCGAAGTGGTTCATCGCCTCGTCGAGACGGTCAATGAACACCGGGCTGATGAGCAGCTCATCGATGGTCACACGACGCTTCGAGTGAGCCAGCTTGTCGGCCTGGATCATTTCACCCGGAACGTGGTACTTCGCACCGGTCGTACCGACCATCGGGAACTCATACGAGCGACCGTTCTTGATGGTCTTGACCCGATGCTTGTCCATCATCAGGTTCTTCTGCTCGAACTGGGTGATGACCTCACCAGCGAACAGGTCCATGAACAGAGCGCGCTGGTCGCCGCTCAGGTTCTGCTGGCCCAGGAAAGAGACGTTTTGGTTTTGCGGAAAAGCCATGGATGTTCCTTGCGAACAGAGCCCTCCCCCACCGGCTGCTGCCAGTGCGAGATAAGGAGGGCGGGAGGGATGGGAAAAACCCGTGCGATTTGGGCGTGGCGCTTAATGGCGGACGGGGGAAACGCCGCGCCAGAGGCCTGACGGGTGTATTGCTTGGGAGGGAGGATTGGCGTCAGGGCGATTCACATCGGGCCTTGCGACGCCTGTGCAGTATCCGTAGCTGCACCCGGAGATATGAGGACCACCTCCTTACTAGGGAGATGAGGCCTTACAGGATGCCAGCGCGGCGAGTGCGCGCCAGCTTGGCGGCCACGCGGGAACGGAAGGCTTCATCCTTCGCGTAACGCGGGTCGCGCATGTCGGCCTTCATCTCTTCTGCTGATTCGTAGAGGTCGGTGACTGGGGTGGTTGTGCCTTGGACGGGTTGCGGTGCGAAGGAACCGAAGTTCGCCTCGTAGCGCGCTTTCACACCTTCCATGGCCAACAGGTAGCCCTCGAAGTCACCAGCCGCGACCAGACCGTTGATGCGGTCGATTTCGGCTTCGGACAGGCTCTGACCGGCCCATTGCAGGACGGCTTGGAGCTGTTCTTCACCGCCGAAACGCTCGGCAGCACGGTAGCGGGTCAGTTCGGCTTGGGCGTTCAGGCCATCCAGATGGATCTGGACGACTTCACGCGGGATGCCTTGCTCAACCAGTTTCTCGATGGTTTCGTCGCTCAGGGTGCCTGTCTGGACGTACTCATCGGTCAGGGAGTCGAAGTCGATGCCGTCGGATTCCTCTTGGCTGGAGTCTTCCTGCTCGTCATCCTGCTCTTCGTTCCCATCAGCGGAGTCGTCGCCCTCGGCGTCGTCTTCATCGGCTGACTGGCCTTGCTTCAGTTCGTTGTAGCTCTGCAGAAACGCATCGACGCTGTCGAACTCTTCCGGCAACCAGTCGGGGCGTTCGTCGCCCTCAACGCCTGCCTTCAGCTTCTCAGCTGCGTCCAGCGCTGCTTGGGTAGCTTCTGCGTCTTCAGCCTCTTGGCTGACAATCACGGTCTCGTCGCTCATTTACTCGCCTTTCAGCTTGGTGTTGTAGAGACGGCCCTCCCAGGTGAAGGTCTTCTTGCCTGCCTTACGGGCAGACGCAAAGGCCGACCGGAAAGAGGCGGCTTGAGACGACTTCTTGGGATAGACCGGGTAGTTGCCGCCCTTGGTCTGCACGGAGCCCTTGGAGGCAGCGGGTTTTGCCGACCCTGTCTTTCCAGACGCCTTCGGCTTGGCTGCCTCGGTTTTCTGCGAGGAGGCAGTCGTACTCGCGGTAGCTGCTTTGGTGTTGCGGCCATTGCGGCCACTACGTCCACGGGGGCCTTCGCTCTTGCCCTCGCTACGGTTCGCAGCGATGGCCTTGTCGACGGCTCGGCCAGCTTCCATGGACAGAGCAGCACCGGTCAGGAACAGACCCAGCGGGCCTGCCTTGCCCTTGCCGGCGTTGACTGCACCACGGATGCCGTTGGCAACACGGGACAGCAGACCGGGCTTCTTGGCTGCTTGAGCAGGACCGGACAGAGCCTTGCTGGGGACGCGCTCGGCCTTGCCCATGTCCTTCTCGACGCGCCCTGCAGGTTTCTCTACGCGGGCCGGGAGGGTGGACTTGGAGGCGCCCGGAGCGGACGTCTTGGTGGCCACCGGGGGTTTACCGGAGCCGCCAGAGCCGGTTGCGGTCTTGGGCTGGACGCGGGCTACAGGCTTGTCCTGTTGGGTTTTCATGCCGCTACCCCGAACCCGGACTCGCGGCTTCTCGCCAGCGCGGACTCGGACGCGGGGTTTTTCACTGTTGGCCTTCGCCATTCATCATTCCTTTCACGATGTGAGGCGCTGCCTTGCCGGCGACATCCATGACTCCTGCCTGCATCTGTGCCTGTTGAGCTGCCTGTGCCTCCTGAGCTTTCTGTTCGGGGGTCTTAATCAGGCCGGCGGTGTCGATGCCGAGGTTCGCTCCAACACGGGCGATGTAGTCAGCGAGGTTCAGCTCCCGAGCCAGGACTTCTGGCCCGAAGGGCTCCAGGAATTTCAGGAACTGGGCCAGTCGGTTCAGCTCCATGCCGCGCCCAAGGGCCTCGATGCCCGTGGTGATTTGCGGCTTCACCTTGTCGCTGGGGAGTGCAGGGATTTTCTTGCGGCGCTCCAGGTTGGCCAGAATGAGCCGCACCAGAGGTAGCTGGAGTTCCAGAGCGAGAATCGAGTAGAGCCCACCGAGGGCACCTTCAAGCTCTTGGGCCATGAAGCGGATTTCCTCTGCGGTCACCCGCTCTCCATCGCGCTGGATGGAGCTGTTCATGAGGAAGGCCGCAGCAAGGCGCTGTTCCAGCTCGGCCATGAGGTCTTTGGCCACGCGGAAGTCAGCGTACTTGTTCAGTTGGAGAACGGTGACGTCGGTTGCATCACCGGAGATGACCCCACCGTTGGGGGCTTCACGGACCTCTCTGATCTTGGTGGACCCGTTCGGTCTCACCAGCAGGAGGATTTTTGCAGCAGCGGCAGAGCCTTGAACGATTGCCTTCGTCAGCGTTTCGAGCGACCGGAGGTCACCGAAGTATTCCTCTACCAGACCACGCCCATAGCTTTCACCGTCGACGCGAGTAAATCGCAACGGCAGCCAAGGACATTTGTCCAGCGGATAGGTCCGACGGGAGCCGGGTACGACTCGGCCTCGGATCTCTTGGTAGGATTCCCAACCATTCCCGTTGCGGCGCATGTGGGTGTATAGGTCGAGCGTCTTCTGGTTGGAGAGGTCATCTGCGTCTTCGCCCGTCTGAGTGTTCGACTCCTGGATTGCATCGAGGAGGTCTTTCTTCAGGGCCGCAGGTGCAACGCTTTCGTGGGTGATGGCTTCCAGCATGTTGCCCATCGGGTCCCGCTTGACCACATAGCGGTCGAGACGGAAGACCCTTGCGCCACCCTCCGGGAGGTAGACCAGCAACGAGTTGCCGGCGACCAGGAGGTGACGCAGTCCCTCGAATGTGGGGACGCGCAGGGCTTGGTTCTCGATTTCGTCGAGAGCAGTGCGCTCAACAATGGCGAGAGCAGCGTCCATCTTGCCCCGCTCTTCCTCGCTGCCCAGGACTCGGTAGTCGAAGTCGGACAGCTTCAGGCGGAAGAAGGGGGCGTTGGACGGGAGCTGCGACATGAGCAGGCGTGAGGCGAGGTTGTTGACGCCACGCGAGCCGATGCTCTGGTAGGGGGTCGGGAAGCTGTTGTTGCCTGTGGAGGCCTCTTCAGGGAACAGCGAAGGGATGGTGAGCTTGGCGCACTCCCTTGCTCTGTCGAGGTAAGGCTGTCGTTCTGCTTTGAGGGTCTCGTACCGCTTCCGGGCTTTGGAAGCAGGGAGAATCATTCGTTATCCTTTCGGGATACTCAGGCCAGCGCCGATGGAGCCTCCACCGATGCCAGTCTGGCGTTGGATTCGCAGGCTTGCACGGCCTTCACGCTGCTTGGCGCTCTTGGCGGCTTGCGAATCAGGGTTCTTGTCCATCGCCACATCCAGTTCGGCTACAGGCGGCGGGGCGGGCGGTGGCGGCGGAGCTGGAGGTGGCGGCGGAGCTGGTTTGGGTTTGGAACCGCTACACATAGTCGTGGTTACCTAAGACTTGGGCCTGGAACTCGTCTGCCCTCTCCTCCTGATACCGAAGCTCGTTCTTCAGCATCTCAACGACTGAGCGTTGCCCGGACTCGTACCTGATGATGTCCAGCGGAACGTCAGGGCCGAATGCTTTGCGGGGGTAGAGAGTGTCGAGGAGTTCGATCAGGTCTTTGTGACGTCTGATGTCGATGTTCATGGAGGGGTTGCCTCAACCAAGTCACTCTTGGAGGAATGACTTGGCTGTTTCGCTTTTGGCTAGTACTGGGGGTAAATCAGTGGCGGGTGCCAATGAGGCTTTCCACCAGCGCTTCGGCGCCCATCTGCTCCATCATTTCCGACAGCAGCATCGGCATCAGATCGGTGCGCTCCTCACCCTTCGGCTGGATGGCAGCGATGCCGATGAACAGCTCGACAGCGCCAATCTCTTTCTCGCAGCGCATCACGACCGGGCCTTGCTTCTCGGCGATCTGGCCGATGATCTGGTCGATCAGCTGAGCGGCGTTTACGTTCTCGGTGGTGTTCATGTTGGTGTTGGTCATCTGTTGTCTCCTTGTCCTTTGATTACGCCGCGCTGAAGGCGGTCTTCGAGTTTCTTGAGGTTGAGTTCAGCAGCGTCCTGGAGGGACATTTCGAGTTCTTCGAGACACTGCGAGAGTTGCCAGAGGATGTCGCCAGCCTCTTTCAGTGCCGCCTCGCGGGCAGCTTCTTTGGAGCCGTAGCGGGCTACCAGATCGTCTCCCCGCTTGAGCTTGGCGATGACGCCGAGGAACTCCCCGGCCTCTTCGGCCAGCCCAAGAAAGGGATAGATTTCGTCTTGGTACTGCGCGAATTTGCGAGCTTTCTGTTGGTATTCGGCGAAGTTCACGGCAGTACTCCAATCAGCAGCCAGAGCAGGCCGAGGGCAGCGAAGCCGGTAATCAGTCCGCCAGCAACAGCAACTGCTGCGGTGATAGGGCGACGCCAGTGAGGACTGTGGATGTCCATGACAAGCGGTTGTTGGGCCTTCTTCACCCGATGGCCGTGGGTAGCCATCAGGTGCCGGTGGATGTCGCCGAGAGAGACGGGCTTGGTCTTCATACCCGGCCCTCCAGCTTGTCGAGGCAGTAGATGGCCAGCACCGAGTAGTGGGCGACCTTGAGCAGGTCTTTGCGGTTGCGGCCACCCTTCTCACCGAAGCGGTCGGAGTACTTGATGACGTTGCTCAGGGCGAAGTGCAGACCACGCTCGGGGCGCTTGGCGATGAGGGCGAAGGCCTGCACGCCGTCCTTTGCGTAGTGTTCGCCGTAGGTCTTGGCGATGTACTCGCGGACCTCGTCGAGGATGCCGAACTCGTTGAACTCGCCAACCAGCGACTCGTCCTGGTCCAGCTCCGGGACGTCCGGGCGGCGAACCAGACGGAAGTGGCTGTGATGCCAATTGGAGCCATCGGAGAGAGTCAGCACCCCGTCGTAGTCGATTGCGAGGACGGTCACTTCATCAGTCGGCGGGACGGGGAGCCCGTGGTCGTGGCTGAACTGGATCGAACGATCGGTCGCAGTCACTACGTCGTAGACGCGGAAATTGTTTGCGGCGGGAGCCATAGCTTCGGTTCCTTCCTTTTGAAGTCGTAGTCGGTTGCATGGAGGATTCGGGCGCAGCGCGCCTGCTGAAGCGCGACCTCCTCGCTCAGGCCTGCCTTGAGGTAGAGCGCAACGACTGCGGCCCACTCGGCTCCCTCATCGGCTTTCTCAAGGGCAGCCTTGGCCTTCACCGGGCCAATACCAGGACAGCCGGGGTAGCCGTCGGTGGTGTCGCCAGTGAGGGTCTGTTCGAGGAAGTAGAGGTAGGCTTCGTGGGGGTCGTTGAAGACCGGTTCGTCGTGCTTGGCCGGGTTGAACAGCCATGCGCCGCCGATGGTCTTGAGGTCTTTGTCTTCGCTGACGATGACCTTCTTGGCTCCCGGTCGGAACTTCGGCCATGTGGCGAGAATGCCCATGACGTCATCCGCTTCCAGGTTTGGCCGGGTGAAGGTCTCGTAGTTTTCTTTGCAGTGAGCCACCAAGGCCTTGTAGGCCAGCGGCTTGCGGACGCCTTTGCGATTTGTCTTGTACTGGGGGTAAATCTGCTTGCGGAAGTTCTCGCCATCCGTGAAGCAGAGGATGACCTCGTCGGCGCTGAGCTTGTCGGTCAGGTACGCAACGTCGGCCCCCAGGCGGTCTATCGCCTCCTGAAGGTCCGAGTGCAGGGTCCAGAAGTCATCGCCCCAGTCCACCTCGGTCTCAACCGAGGCGGTGGTCTGGTAGCAAAGGATGTCCGCGTCCAGAAGCAGGACGGTGGACATAGAGGGTTACCAATCAGATGAACAGGAAGAGCTGTCGGAGGAGCTGCTGTACGAGCTGCTGTAGTCGCTGGAGCAACTGGAGCGGCTGCTTTCGCAGTGGCTCGAATCGCTCAGCGCCGAGACCACCACAGCGGTAGTCAGGAGGTCAGGGCCTGACGTCTGGTGGCGGTGGTGGTGGTGAACAACAGGAGCGACAGGCGCAGCAACAGGCCGCTGCCGACGGCGGTTCTTGAAGAGTCCGAACATGGTCGTTTCCTTACGCAGCGAGGGCTTCCCATCCCCAGCCACCGGTCATGCCGGCAACCGAGTACTCGGAAACGCGCTGCTCGAAGAAGTTGGTGTGACCTTCGGCAAGGAGTTCTGCGACCCACGGAAGCGGGTTGTCCTTGACGCCGAAGTTGGCCTTGAAGCCGAGTTGGATCAGTCGACGGTCTGCGATGTAGCGGATGTACTGCTTCATCTCAGCCTTGGTGAGCCCTTCCGGTTCACCCAGCTCGAAGGCCAAGTCGATGAACTTGTCCTCCAGGGCGACGGCGGTGCGGTACATCTCGTAGACGGAGCGCTTGAACTCGTCCGTCAGCACCTCCGGGAACTCACGGCAGAACTCACGGAACAGCTTGCTCATGCCCTCGACGTGCTGGGTCTCGTCGCGGATGGACCACTCGACGATCTTGCACATGCCCAGCATCTTCCCGAAGCGCTGGTAGTTCAGCAGCATCACGAAAGCAGAGAACAGACTCATGCCCTCGTTGCAGACCGACTGAGCCAAGGCCTGAGCCATGCCTGCCGGCGTGCTGACGTCGTTGTCCTGCATGAACTCGATCTTGGCGGCCATCTCGGTGTACCCGAGGAAAGCCGAGTACTCCTCGTCCGGGAGACCCAAGGTGTCGTTCAGCAGTGCATAGGCGCGCTGGTGGATGCCCTCACGGGCCGCGAAGGCCAGCAACATGCAGCGGACTTCGTTGTTCTTGAAGTACGGGATGAACAGGTCGCAGTAGTTCTGCCCTACCTGAGCGTCCGTCTGCGTGAACAGGCGAAGAATCTGCGTGATCTGGTTGACCTCATGCGGCAACAGGACCCCGGTGTTCCACTGCAGAACGTCTTCCTGCAGCTCGGGCTCCTGCTCATGCCAGTGGATCAGCTCATGGTTGACTGCCGCCTCCATCGCCCAAGGGAAGTGGAACGGCTTGTAGGTTTGGGCGTACTCGGTCAGCCGTGGCATGACAGACACTCCTCTTCTTTCGGGGCCTCACCGAGCGCCTGACGCTCCACCTTGCGGCTCACCTTCTCGGCTGCATGGCCGGTGGTGGTGCGCAGGTAGTACAGGCCCTTCAGCCCGCCCTTGTGGGCAGACAGGTGGACGCTGTTGACGTAGGAACGGGGCGAACCCGCAGCGAAGAACACGTTGACCGACTGGCCTTGGCAGACCCACGGCTGGCGGTCGGCGGCGTGCTTGACGACCCAGTGCTGGTCCAGTTCCGGGAAGGTCTTGAAGACCTCCTTGTCGGTGCCGTCCAGGAAGTCCAGGTGCTGAACCGATCCGTCGTGTTCCAGGATGCTGGTCCAGGTCTCGTTGTCGTCCTTACCGTACTTCTGAAGAACAGCCTGTAAGTGCTTGTTTTTGACGACATGAGAGCCGACGCGAGTCCGATGGACGTAGTAGTTGCTACGCCACGGCTCGATGCTCGGGGAGCAGCCAGCGATGATGGAGCTGTTGGCGTTCGGGGCGATTGCCAGCAGGTGCGCGTTGCGACGGCCTGAGCCGATCAGGTCACCCGGCTCTCCACGCTCCTGAGCCAGACGCTCGCTCTCGGCGGCAGCCTCGGCCTTGATGAGCGAGAAGATGGTCTTGTTGATGCCCACGGCCACCGCGGACTCGAACGGGACGCCATGCTTCTGCAGATAGCTGTGGAAGCCCATCGCACCGATACCGATGGAGCGCTCTTGGGTGGCCGAGTAGACGGCTTTCTTGAGCGGCTCCGGGGCGTACCGGATGAAGAACGTCAGGACGTTGTCGAGGAAGCGGGTGACGTCGGCAACCAGGCCTTCCGGCCACTCATCGAACGTCTCCAGGTTCAGGCTGGACAGGCAGCAGACAGCGGTGCGCTGCGCGTCGGTAGCCAGATGGATTTCGTTGCACAGGTTGCTGCCATGGATGCGCAGACCCAGCGCCTTCTGGAACGGGTTCAGCTCACGGTTGGCCGCATCGATGAAGTTCAGGTACGGCTCACCGGTACGGAAGCGCACTTCGAGGATGCGTTCCCACAGCTGGCGGGCCTTGATGGTTCCCCTCACCTCCCCGCTGTGCGGGCAGCGAAGGTGCCAGTCGGCATCGGCGTAGACCGCCGCCATGAAGGCGTCCGGGATGTTGACCGCGTGGTGCAGGTTCAGCGTCTTGCGGTTGACGTCGCCGCCGGTCGGGACCCTGATCTGCAGGAACTCGATGATGTCCGGGTGGCTGACGTCGAGGTAGGCCGCATAGCTGCCCTTGCGGGTGGTGCCTTGCTTCCACGCCAACATGCCGCTGTCGGCGACCTTGAGGAACGGGATGGGGCCGGGAGCCTTCTTCGAGATGGCCCGGATGGCATCCCAGTGCCCGCCTACGCCGCCGCCCATGACCGAGAGCCAAGCCAGTTCTGACTGGTGGTCGATGAGGCCCTTGCGGGTATCCGGGACGAAGGACTTGAAGCAACTGATCGGCATCGCGCCGACATCGAGGTGGATGATTTCCCCCTGAGTGTTCAGGCGAACCATCGGGGCGTTGGAGAGGATGGGACTGGAGTACATGAAATGGAGCTGCGACACGGCGTCGTAGATACGCTGTGCCAAGCCGAAGTCCCCCTCACAGAAGGCAACCGCAGCGCGAGCGAAGGCATCCTGGGGAGAATGCTCACCGGGCATCAGGTAGAACTCTGTGAGGAGGTCGCGGGCTTGAGGGGTCAGCAGTCCATCTCGGTCGTAGTCGACTTTGATGGGTGTGTTCATTGCTGGGTCAGGGCTTTCCAGCTCACGGGGAACAGAGGAGCGATGACTTGGCCCACCATTGCGGCGAGCTGCTGGACTTCCTTCTGAGCGTGAGCGTCAGTTCGTTTGAGGTAGAAGTTGGCGAATGCGTAGAGGTTGCCGGTCCAGATCCAGTTGACCTGTACGCCTTGGGGGAGGATGAAGCGGGCCTGCTCGGGGCAGACGCCGTCCCGAATCATCAGCTCGTAGATGTCGATGGCGTGCCTAGCGAGCGTTATGTAGGTCTCACGCCAAGCGACGTTGTTGGGGTGAACCCCGGCGCTTCCCTGCTTCGCTGAGCCTTCCGGCTTGCAGCGGAAGTGGTCCGGGACGTACAGCTCAGGGGTCGAGCTGATGTACCGGCGAGACTCCTCGTTCTCCACCAGACCCTGCTTGTGCTTGAAGCATTGGGTGCGGATCGGCACCGGAGCTTTCATGCGCAGGGTGATGCTGGTGTGGGCGAAGGGAGTCCAGTGGTCGTGCTTGGCGAGGTAGTGGATCAGGCGCTCGTCAGCAGCCTTCAGGACCGGGTAGCCGCCCAGGTCGTCGTCGATCCAGTCCCACTCGGAGGTCTTGTCGAAGGACACGCGGGCAGCGTTGACGATGCTGAGGTCGCTGCCCATGTGGTCAACGTACTCGGCCTTCATCAGAACTCCTCCTCGACCTCGACCGGGATGCCGCAGAAGACGGTGCCAGTGGAGTACCTCACCATCGGGTAGCGCGGGCAAAGCAGATCGCGGTGGTTCTCGGCCTTCAGGCGGTCCATCTCGGCATTGCTCAGGACGAACTTCTCGATTTCACGGTTCTCCTTCTTGGCCTTGGCGATGGCCTCGAAGAGTTGCTCCGTCATGGTTTTGCGATAGACGACGCGCATGGTCACTCCTTGATGGACTGGTAGAACTTCAGGGCTTCCATGCCCCCCTGCATCCCGGTGTGGACGGACGAAACGTCTTTGCCGGTGATGACCACGAAGGGCAGCTGGACGGTGGCACCGAGGCCAAAGTTGAGGTCGGCCAGCTCACGGAACTGGTCGTAGAGGGCCGGATCGGAATCGATCAGGTGGTACACGGGTTCGATGCCGCGAGCCTTGGCCATCGAGACCAAGGCCTTGCAGTTGGCGCAGGCGGCTGTGCCGTAGACGACGAAGGTCACTTGGCGACCTCCTTGACCAGACTGGCGCTGAACTCGATCAGGTAGAGCTTCGGTGCCAGCCAGATTTGCAGCGCGGTCTTGGTGGAGACGTAGAGCGCCGGGATACCGCCGAACAGGCTCATCAGAACGCCCACACCACCTAATGCACCGAACCCAATCACTCGGACGTCGTGGTAGTCCTCCCGCGCCTTCGCAGCCAGCTCCTCGTTGCGGTCATTGGTACGCAGGTAGTCGCGGTTGGCCTGGAAGGACAGCGTCAGGTGTTTGGCGAAACGGCACACAGCAAAGACCGTCACGCCAACAATGATGCCGCCCACGAAGACCTCGAAGATGGCCTCCCAAAACTTCCACAGCAGCAGCTGTTGGATGACTTCAGGGGTCTCTGCCAAGAGGAAGTCCTTGGCGGTGTTGAGGCTGGACGTGACGCCGCTCAGGATGTCGGCCAGTGCTTTTTGAAGTTGCTCGTTCATGGTTTCTCCTTAGTGGGTATCCGCCCAGGTCTTGCCGATTGCGAAGTCGGCCTCCAGCGGGCAGCGGTAGTTGAAGTAGGCAGCGGTGTTCTCCATGGCCTGCTTGCACAGCTGGCCGATGTGTTCCGCGATTTCGGGGGTGCGACAGGCGATCTGGACTTCGTCATGAACCCAGGCGCAGAAGCAGAAGTCGCCGTCCCAGCCGTGGCGGTAGCCGTGGGCCAAGAGGAGGTCTTCCAGTTCGATGAGCCAGCGCTTGCAGATCAGCGCACCGGCTGACTGCAGGAGGGTGTTGAGGGCGGCGTGTTCGGAGCGGACGTAGACCTTGCGGCCATCCAGCCCCTTCAGCCAGCCGCGCTTGGCGGCAGCCTTGACGTTGTCCAGGAGCAGCTTCAGTGCGGGGAAGCTCTTCAGGAACTTGGCCTTGAGCTTTTTGCCTGCCTTCTTCTGCTCTTCGGGTGAGGCGTTGGGCTTGACGATAGAGCCGATCTTTTCGTCGCCAGCGCCGTACAGGAAGGCGTAGATGAAGGTCTTCGCCACTCCCCTCGCCCACTCATGCTGGGCGTCGTGCTTGTCTCTTTCAGTGCCCGGTGGAACCAGCCCCAAGGCCAGGGTATTGGCCCAGTGAATGTCCCCTTCCAGCAGTGCCCGGATGTACGCGCCGTCGTCGTACTTGGCCATGAAGTGACCAAGGCAGCGCAGTTCCAGACCGCTGGCGTCACTGCCGAGCAGCACCCAGCCCGGAGGAACCGTGAATAGCTCGCGGCACTCCTTTCCGTATTCGGCCCGTGTGCTTGGCACTTGGGCGACGTTCGGGTAGCTGTGGGTGGCTCGGCCTGTGACAGCCCCGTTGGGATTGACGCGACCGTGTATCCGTCCCTTGCGGCACAGACGCAGCCAGCCGTTGCTGCCTTCGCTGAGCTGACCGATCCGCTTCTCCACCAAGAAGCTCTCCGCGAGGAGCTTGGCGTGAGGGTTGTCCAGTCGAGACAACACTGCTTCATCGATCTTGGGCTGGCCGTTCTCGGTGAACTCCTTGGGCTCCCAGCCGTACAGCTCCTTGAGCCGCTTGGCGATGTGCTGCCGACTGCTCGGGTTGAACGTCACCTGGGTGAACGTGCAGTACGGAGCGCCTTCAGTCTGGTCTGCCTTCAGAGGGTCTTTGTAACGGACGGTGCGGGTCGGGTTCTTAATCCCAGTGGGCTGGTTCCACCAACCGAATGCCTCGACCAGTTCTCGCTGGATGACGTCGCGGCGAGCGACCAGTCGGGCGTACAGCTCAACAGCAGCCGTCTGGTTGAAGACGAAGCCGTTGAACTCCTGCCGCGCCATGAGAGCCGAGATGCGGTTCTCCAGATACAGCGCAGCGGGTGAGTACTCTTTTTCCTCGATCTTGCGGACCAGCTCCAGGGTGACGGCTACGTCCTGACGGCAGTAGTCGTGCATCTCCTCGTTCCAGTTGGCCCATGGATCGAGACCTCGCTCCTTCATGATGTCGGCGTATTCGCCCTTGTGGAGGCCGAGGCGGTAACCCCACGCCTTCAGCGAGTGACTGCCGATCAGGTTCTTGGGCAGGTCACCCTGCTTCTTGCGCAGGCGGGTGAAGTCGATGTCCGTGAGGTTTGCGTAGACCAGACGGGACTCAGCCATGGAGTCGCGCAGTCGGCCTTTCGGACGGAAGTCGGGGTACAGCTTTCGGATGGCTTCGTAGTCGAACCAGAAGCCGTTGTGTGCGACCAGTTCGTCGGCTCGCTCAAGGAGGTCGATGCCTTGCCGAATGGTCAGTGGGGAGAAGTCGTAGAACTCCCCGGTGTCGATGTCTGCCGCCCAGATGCAGTGGATTCTGGTCATCTGGTCCAGCAAGCCATCAGTCTCGATGTCGAATACCAATCGCATCGGGGGCCTCTCGCTGGAGAAAAGAAAACCCCCGAGCCAGCGGGTGCCGGTCGGGGGTCGTGGGGGGTTGGTTTGGTTGAAGCTAGTACTGGGGGTAAATCAGAAGTCGGTGTCGACGCCGGGGCTGTCGTCCTCGTCGTCGTCGAACAGTTCCACCTCCGATTTCCTCCCGGTTGTGGGGTCGTACCGCAAATAGAAGGTCAGTCCGGTGCCTTGGCCGGTGTACCGATCCTTGAGGATTCGGAACGTGGTCACGTCCTTCTCGTCGGGGTCCTGCTGGGAGCGCTCCAGGCCGTACACGAAGTTGGCGTACTGCGTGATGGCCTTGCCCCCGGCGAAGTCGTCGAGGGTGATGCGCCCGCCTTCCTCATGGCTCCGCGCCTTGCTGTCCTTCTTGCGAAGGTGGGCAACGTAGTAGAGGGTGAATGGCAGGGACTTGTTGAGGTCGTTCAGGGACCGCATGAGCTGCTTGGTAGCCGCCAGATCGCCGTCGCCGCTGGAGTCCAGCAGGTAGGTGACGTGGTCGAGGTAGACGTGCTTGACCCCGTAGCCTTCGACCGCCTCCCGGATCAGCTCGGTGACGTCCTCGGGTTCGATGGAGTCCTCGACCTTGAACAGCAGCAGGTTCTCTGCGACGAGGCGCTTGGTGCGCTCGTACTGCTCGCGGTCGAACTCACGACCGGGGATGTGATAGAGCTGGCCGTCGATCTTGCCGGCGATGGTGGCAATGGTCAGGGGGAGGCTCGGCTCCTCCAGGAAGATGGTCATGCACTTCTCACCGTGGACGGCGATGTTGTGCGCGATGTCCTCCTTCATCCAGTCGGTCTTGCCGCAGCCGGTGCCGGCCCCGATCAGGTACATCTCATGGGGGCGCTTGCCGTAGGTGGCCGCAGTCAGCGACTCCCACGGGTAGCTCTTGCCCATCTCGATGGATACCTCGCCCATCGTGAGGACCTCTTCCCCGGTGTACAGGCCGGCAGGCTTGCGCACCTTGGCGTTCCAGATCGCCTTGATGATGGGCTCGGCGCCCATCTCCAGGAAGGTCTCGTTGGGGTCTTTGCGGGGTAGCTCGGCAATCCGGGCGCGAGGCCCGAGGAGCTTGGCTGCTTGCTCTGTAGCGGTTCTCCCCGGCTCATCCATGTCGAACATCAGCACCACCTCGTCGAACCGCTTGAGGTAGTCCATGTTCGCCAGAATGGCCTTCTTGGCGCTCGATGCGCCGTTGGGGAGGCTCACCACCGGGTACTTGTTGCCTTGTACCTGGGAGACCGTCAGGGCGTCGATTTCGCCCTCGGTGATGACGATCTTCTTGCCGCCGACGGGCCATGCTTGCCAGCCGAACAGAGCGTCGTGGAGCTTGCCGAACACCTTGAACGTCTTGTCCTTGGTGCGGATTTTCTGACCCACCAGCTCGCGGGTCTCGGGGTGGTAGTAGTTGGCTACCTGAACGGTTTCACCGCCGTGGGTCGCCCGCTGGTATCCCATGGTCCTGCAGGTTTCCTCCGTGATTCCACGGGCCTTGAGGGCGGTGTAGGTGCCCTGCAGGAGGTCGCTGGGGGTCTTGCGGGAAGGCTTGGCGGTGCCCTCCTGCCCCTCCCCCGGCTCATAGTGTTCGCAGCCGGGAGTGAAGCAGTAGGCGTGACCATCTGAGTACCGGGCGAGGTTGTCGCGGGAGCCGCACGCTGGGCACGGCTCCTTTCGGATCAGCTGGCTTTCTTCCATCCGAACCGCTCCAGAAGGTCATTGGCCTGCTTGAGGGCGCGGATGCGCTCCAAGTAGTCGGGGCGGTAGGCGTAGCGGTAGTCGACCAGTCGCTTACCGTTCATGACGGGTTCTGCAATGATCGGGATGCCTTTTGCCTCCATCTTCTGAATAACAGCAGCGAGGCGGGTGATGTTGTACATGCCGATGGCAGTGTTTCGAGTGATATGGCCGTACTCGACCATATGACGTGCAATGGTCTGCATCTGAGTCATAGTGGGTCTCTCAGGGAGTGAGGGTTACTTGGTGGCCTTGGCGATTGCAGCGAGGCGGCGCGGACAGACGGGCTCGTCTATCCACGCCTGGGGGATGCGTTTGTCGGCGTACAGGAAGCCCGACTTCTCGCACCAAGCGGCGTAGGTCGTTTTCGATGTCTTGTTGATCCGGGTGCTGGATCGGGAGAACACGAAGCGGATGTCGAGGTCCGGGTGCTGCTCCTTGATGAGCAGGTGCTTCTTCCGGTCTTCCGGGACGAAGCGGCCCTTGGTCTCGATGATGATGCCGTTCGGCAGGATGAAGTCGGGGGTGTAGGTCGAGGGTGTTGCGGGCTTGGTGTATGCCAGCCGCTTCTCCTCGTATCGGACAGGAACGCCGGCAGCAGTGAGCTGCGCTGCGGTGGTCTCTTCAAGGCCAGAGCGGAAACCGAGCTTGAGCCCGACGTCCGGTTTGGCTTTGGGCATCAGAAGTCTTCGTCGTCGCCTTCGTCAGCTTCGCCTTCGTCAGCGTCGAACGGAGCGTCGTCATCGTCTTCCGGCAGGTCGGAGCCGTCGAAGCCCTCTTCCTCACCGAAGCCGTAGTCACGACCGCCGAACTCCTTCAGCTCGATGACCTGGACGGCGCCCATCTGCAGTTGCAGACCGAAGCCGACCGAGGGGCTGAACCAGAAGTACGGTTCCCAGCCGATCTTGATGACCGAGCCGCCGCCGATCTTGATGGACTTCGGATTCACCGGCTTGCCCTTCGCGTCGAAGATGGCGACCTTGCGGTGAATCACCTTGCCCTTCTTCTTGGACTCGATCTTGGCCTTCAGCTTGTACTTGAAGGTGACCGTGCCCTCGTCCTCGTCGATTTCCCACGGCAGTTCTGCGCGCTTGAGGCTCTTCTTGCCTTTGCTGGCACATTCAGCCTTGTAGGCCTCGTCGAACATCGCTTGGATGCTGTCGATGTAGGCCTGCGTCTCATCGTTCAGGGGGACAACGTGGTCGACCTTGAACAGACCATCAGCGTCGAACTTGTAGTCAGGCTCGGACAGGTAGGGGTACTTTGCGACTCCTTTGGGGGAGCGGATTACTTTGGCCATATGGCTCCTCTTGGGTTGGTGATAGTTAAACGTGCTTCGCTTCCAGGGCCTCGACGTCGATTCCCTCCTCCAGCAGCTTGGCTGCCAGATCGGCGGGGACTCGCAGTCCTTTGTCCCAGTAGAAGAGGTATGCACGGGTCAGGTTTGTCATAGCGATTTGCCTCCAGATTCGATACAGCTAGTACTGGGGGTAAATCAGGCGAGGCGCAGCAGGAATGCCGCGTGGTCAAGGGCTTCGCGGGGGTACACGTTGATTTCCCGCTCGACCAGTTCCCCGCCGCTGATGAGCTTCATCGGGGTCTTACCAATCTCCAGCTTCTTCGCACGGCAGTAGTCCCCAGCGATGCGACTGAAGCGCTGCTTGGTGCCCGGCTGCATGTACAAGCGCAGCTCACGCTCGTACTCGCGGACGGTCAGATGGTCGACGCGGTGCTGGAGAACAGCCTTCTCAGCCTTCAGGCGCTCGACCTTGTTCTGGAGGATGCTCATGGCCTTCAGGACGAACTCGTCTTCATCCAGCTCGCCGCTCGCCACCTTTTCCTCGCCCATGACGTAGGCACCGTCCTTGCGGATGGCCGGGAGGACATCGCGGGTGACCCAGTCTTGGAAGAGGCGGGCCTGGGGTTTATCCGAGCGCATGATGAGTTTGTAGAGGCCGGACTCGGAGATGAGCTTCATCTCAGATCCACGGTTACCACTGAGCCGAGCAGTGGTTATTTCCTCAGCCGCTAGATACCGCATCGCATTGGCTGTGTTCACGCTGCCGTCGGCTTTGATTTGGTATCCAATCGACTTGCACACATCCACAGCGACGAACCAGGGCTTGCCGTTTTGTTCAACGATGCGTACCGGGAAGGTGGTGTCCAGGCCGATGAAGTTGTGAGTGGTCAGGCTGGTCATTACTGAATCTCCTTGGTGATTTCTGCGACGAACTCTTCGTTGAAGTGGATGCCGAGGTGGACCCGCAGCTCGTCACGCAGACGGGCTACGTCCTTCACGGTCTCGATGTGCTTCAGGGAGATGCCCACGGAGGCGCGGGTGATGGCCTCCATCAGGCGCTGCTCGAACTCGCGGACGGCGTCATCGACGATCTTCTTGATGACTGCCTCCTGCAGGTGGGCCTGAAGCCCACGCGCAGCCAGCTCGACGAAGTCCAGGTTGTTCACGGAGGTCAGGCTCATCAGAAGCCCTCCCCCACCAGCTCAGCGACCAGGCGGTCCATGACCCAGTCCACCGCCTCGTTCAGCGAGAACTGCTGCTGGCCAGAGGCGACGAGGTGGTCGCGGTAGGCCTCGATGGCAGCGATGGTTTTGTCCTCACCGAACATGATGAAGAACGGTGCGAAGGCCAGAGTCAGTGCTTGTTGAGCGTTCATATGGTCAATCCTCTCTGATGTGGTTATGTCCCGGATGCGGGACTATTAGGCAAAGCAATACCCACTCCGCAGTACGGAGGTCAGGTCCAGGTTTCCTTTCGTTGGTAGGGAGGGCAGCTCCTTGATCTTGTCGCTGTCCAGTTGTTCGAGGATTTGTCCTCGGAACTCCTCAAGTACGTCGTGCTGGGTGTACAGCTCCATGAAGGCCACCCGAACGTACATGAAGAGGTTCTGCGTCCTGCTCGGCAGAGTACCGAAGCTGTCGTGGATGAGCGCCCAGTTCTTGATGTCCGGTGCGCGGGCCACGGTCAGCATCAGGTGCGAGCTGTCGAGGCTGTGGACGTAGTTCGGGGCGATGCCCGAGGCTTGCTTGCGGGAGTCAGGGGTGTCGGTGTCCTTGTGGACGGTCAGGCGAATCCGACCGACTCCTGCGAAGGTGGTCTCGATGAGACGCTCGTCGGTCTTCATGTAGCCCTGCTCCACCAGGAAGCCGAGCGGAGTGCGCCAAGAGACCTTCTGGCCTTCCTTGGCAACCAGAGCAGCTGCCTTCTGCAGCCAGTCCATTGCCTCGGCGGCTTTCACCACGGTCTCGTTCACGCCTTCCCACAGCAGCTTGGCCATCAGGCCCATGGCTTGCCAGTCGCATCCGTAGAACGGGCTGGCTTCGCCGTGTTTCTCAAGGTCTGGTTTGACGATGTCCTCTTTCAGTTGGTCGCGGAAGCCGAACTCCTTCGAGCCATACGGGAAAGTCATCACGGCGCGCTTGGCAATCTTTCTCGACATCTTCCCGGTTGCGGGATCAATGCCGAAACGAAGCCACGCATGGGCTGCGATGATGTTCCAGTAGGTGTCGTAGACGGCTTGGGTTTCTGCATCACGTTTCACTACCTTGCCCTCCTCGTCGTACTGACGGTCGACCGCTTGGGCCAACCAGACGTCGAAGGGCAGTTCTGTCTTGTACTGGGGGTAAATAGCCCGACAGGCTTCCCGCGCCCGGTTTATTACCGCTTCCGGGGTCATTTGGGCGTAGTTGTCCCCTGCCAGTTGAATCAACCTCGCCTGCACCTTGTCGATGACGTCCTGGTAGATGTCCGCCGGTTTGTCCGACGGCAGCAGGTTGACCGACTTGCCGGTGACCTCGCAGCGCAGGGCCATGCCGAAGTTCTGGAGACCCGAGCAGGAGCCATCCAGAGCCACAGGGATGCGCGAAACGTGGGCCAGCCCATGCTCGATATAGCCCTGCCATTCAAACGCAGCGGCAAGGGCCTGGAAGGGCTTGTCGGCGTCGCACCACTCGCGGTTGTCGAAGGGGTTCTCGGCGATGGCCAGCAGCATGTCGCTGTGCTGGTGGGTCCACAGGACGCGGTCGATGAACGGGACCTTGTCGACCCCGAACAGGTTTGCGATGTGGATGGCCAGCCAGTCAGCGGCTTGCTCGGTGCCCAGCTCTTCCCCTTCAGCGAACTCGATGAGCGCCTTGACGAAGTCCTCGCCCTGCGGAGACAGGGAGGTGACCGGGTAGACGCGACCACGGAAGTCCAGCTGGTACGGGAAGTAGATGGCCTCGAAGTCACGGTACTTGCGGGCGGTACGCATGATGCCCTGCACCTTGGCGCAGCGAGAGACCAGCTTCACGTTGGCCTGATGCACCGCATAGGCCTCCTTCCGGTAGGCCTCGCGTGCTTCTTCGTTGGTGTCGATGTCAGCCGGCTTCACAGGCAGCTCATAGGCCTCGTTGCGGGGCATACCGCCCAGCTCGGAGTTGGTCTGCAGGATCTGCTCGATGACCTCCAGGACACGATGGTTGATGCGCCACGGGGTCGCCTGAATGCGGTTCACCGCCTCGTAGACCTGCGGCATGTTCATCTTCTCCAGACGGCGGAAGTACCGCTTGGAGCGGGTCTTCACCAGCGTCAGCGGCTTCACTTCGTTGGTCAGGTAGCCGCCCACCAGCGGGTGAGACCACGGGACCGGCGGGACGACCATGGGTTCGTAGATGGGGTCCAGCTCACTGAAGATGGTGTGCCCCTCCTTCACCCAGTTCACCAGCTCCATGGTCGGACGCACGATGTAGGCCCGCTCATGGGTGACCTTGCGGCCACGCGCAGAGTGCTTGTGTTCCAGCTCCAGGCTGATGATGCCCAGCTTCTCGACCGCAATCTCGATCAGCTTCACGCCGATGAGTTCGCAGTGGTCGCGGTTCTTGCTCTGAACGTCGAGGTTCTCCTTCTCTTGCAGGAAGCGCGCAGTGGCCTCCTTGCGGAACTGCTGGGTCTTGCGCTCGGTGGAACGCAGGATGCCGGTGTACAGCGCCTTGTGGTCCTTGCGCAGCTTGCGCATCTCGATCTCGGTGAGGATGGAACGACCGATGTACAGACCGAGGCTGGTCATCTTCAGGCGTGGGTTGCTCATGCGGCTGACGATTTCACGCAGGGCCATCCAAGCGGCTGTGCGGGAGTCGATCTGCTGCAGGTACTCGATGGCAGAGTGGCGACGGCCTCGCTTGGCCTTGGCCTCCTCCATGAAGGCATCGATGGCGTTGGCGAAGGCCTCAGTGTGAATCGACAGCAGACGCTGGCCATACGGGGTCTGTGCTTCGACTCCACGCAGGATGGCTGCATCGACTGCTCGCTGATACCGCAGACGGCCAGCCTCCTGCATACCACGCTCCAGCTCTACCTGAATCTCTTCGGTGCCTTTGATACGGTCGGTCATGTGTTCCTCCAGGGCCTTTGCCCGAGTTCTTGAGGGGGTCTCGTAGGGCTCCTGAAGGAACCTCTAAGAGATGTCTTTGCTGTTGTCTTTCCATGGTCTTGAGCGGAGGTCTTTAAGGACACTCAGCTATTACTGGGGGTAAATCGGTCGTTCTATCTGGCGGTCTCCTTATAACCATGTTGTCTATCCCGGAAGCGGGATGGTCTGGACGCAACTTCCCCCGTTCCGGTCCTCTTCAGGACCCTCTCAGGGGTTCACTTGGTTGTTGTGTGTTTCGGTCTTCCAGATGATGGGGCAATAGCCCATCCCTCTCAGTGAGGGAATCTACCTGTTGTCATTCCCGGTTCTGGAATCCACACCAAAAATCCACACCAATCCACACCAAACCGGCTGGTCTGGCGGGCGCTCAAGGCCTTGATGATAGGAAGGGCGTGGCTCAGTCCCACACCACGATCCACACCAGAATCCACACCAAAATCCACACCAAATGGGGCTTTCAGGGGTTGGTGTGGCGAGAAGATACCGGAAGCGGGAATAATAGACAAGAAAAAACCCTAAGCAGATCAACTACTTAGGGTTCTCTAAATATGGAGGCCGATGTCGGAATCGAACCGGCGTACACGGATTTGCAATCCGCTGCATAACCACTCTGCCAACCGGCCTCAAAACGAAGGCGCCGCATGATTTCTGCGGCGCGATCTTACAAA